AACATTTCCAGTCGCTGCTGCTACTGGGTTACTACTATTATTTGTGTCTCCTTCTGCTAATACTGGGCTTACTGTGAGAAGACAGAGAGCGAAGTAGTAGTGGAGTTTATTGTATAGTTTCTTGTAGTATTCCATTCTTCTACAAGCCCTGCTGCTCTAGTAGTTGTCTCTAAAGTCCAAGGCAAAGTGGTATCAGTAACAGTAAAAACTGCATCGCCACCAGCGATACCAGCACTAGCTGCTGCTGAAATATTTGTTCCAGACCACGTATTCACGGCAGCTCCGTAGACCTGACGTTGCTCAACCTCAGTTATTACTTGAGTCGTAGTGGTCGTTGAGTTCATACTCCCTGATGTAAACTGGGGAGTGACAGTATTGGCTCTAGCTATGCTGGGTGATAACAGAGCTAAAAGCAAGATTAGTTTTTTCATGCTTTTGGTTTTTCTTTGTCTTTGTTTTTACCGTTTCCGTTTCCTGTAGTCAAACCGAATGTGGCAAGTGCACCCGTAAAGACGCTGGCTACAAAAGTGATATCCGCTGAAGCACCAGACTTTTTGACCATAGGTAACTCTACATAATTAAGAGTTATGATAAAGCCTGACCAGATAACAACGCCTAGACGCACCATTGCACCTAGTATTTGCATCTGTTCATCATGGTCATCTATGTTTTCTTTGAGTTTTGTAAAGATTCCCTTTTTTTCTTCCGGTTTTCTTTCCATTTCTTTATTTTATTATTTAAGTATTTTGTTATTCTTTCTTTTAATTCTTGAATAATAGGAGTTGCTACAGTGGTAGCTGCTACGGCTGTAACAGCTGTTATTACTGTAGGAACTAATACTTCCGTTGGTGGAATAGGAATAGGTGGTAAGGGTGGTAAATTTAAGACAGGTGTAGTAGGTTCAACAGTTTCTATAGGTTTCGTACCTTCAGGTTCCTTCAGGTCGCTGGGTGGAACGACTAAAGGTTTATAAAAAGGTACGTCAGCCGTTGGTAAAGGTATTTCTACAGTTTCAATTTTCTGAATCGGTGGAATACTTATAGTTGGTATTTCCATCTTTTCTGTTATTTATTTAAGACCAAGGTACGGAAGGCTCAGTGGTAGTTACAGGAACTTTTGCTAGTATATCTCTTTGCATAGTTTTATAGTCTACAGCAGTTATATATGATTTTAACCAAGTTTCAACTTGAGACTTAGTTAATGAATCATAGTTTGTAAAACTACCTTTTACAGGAGTTGATACACCTCTGCTGTCTGATATTTTATATTCTTTCCCATCTTGAGTTCCGATATAATCGAAATCAATTAGAGTTACAGCTTTTTCTAATTTATCTTTACTTTGATCTTCTAAAGGAAAATCATCAGGATAAGTAGCTGTTTGCACATTAGTTATATTTATTTTGAAATCCATTTAACTACTCCAAATCATTCGGACAAAAGTAACAACTGTTGTCATTGTACCACTACCACTATTTGTGATAGTAAATCGTAAGTTATTACCATCATAATCTAACGCATGAGAACCGCCAGAAAAACCTCTGTAATCTCCTTCACCTAAACTTTCATCAAAATTTGTCTCGCCATGACCAACTGTTTGTTTAGTAGAGCCTGCCCAATTAGCAAGACCATTTGATCTCATAACAAACGTACCACTATTAGTATTCTCACGACCAACTGAAAAAATTTCTACAAAAAGTTGTTTATTACTTCTAGGTGCAGATATAGTTGCTGTTTCACTAGCACCAGCAGCAATAGTTCCAAAGTTGTATGATTTAAATTCACCATATGAGTTTATTACTAGACCACTAAGTTGGGCGGTAGTAGCTTTTATACCATGAGTAAATGATGCTATGTTATTACTATGCCCTGCTATTTGACTGTTCCCTTGAAACACATATCCTTTAAATACTTGTGGAACTTGAGAAGTATCATTACCACCTAACATTATTAAAGGTGTTTGGGTAAGTAATAATTTATTATATGAAACATTACAAGCATAAAATTCAGTAGTTGAATTAGCGTTATCTATATCTCTTGAACAATTTTCAAACTTACAAGACATAAATGTATTATGGTTGCAATCTGCACCTGAACTTGCACCTGTAGCAGCTACTTTAATAGCCGTAGGTGTAGAGTTAGGACTTGTTAAATCATTTACTCCTTCAAAATCTATCTCAAAGAAAGTATTTGTATCCCCGTCTTTAATTTCTACACCAGTATTTGTATTAGAGTGCCCAATACGAATATTTTGGAATTTATTACGATTAACTCCAGAAGCAGATGATGTTGAGTTTGTAGAAGTATCTAAAAGAATACCAGTAGTACAATTATATAAATGACTGTCTTTAAACATATTATACCAGCAACCACTATCAGAACCACCGATATCTGGTCCTGTGGCATATACTGTGGCAAATTCACAGGTTTTTATATATAAATTGCTAATTACGTTATATAATTGGAAAGTAAGTGTAGATGCTTGAGTTCTAGATTCTGGAACAAGTCCTATACCTACAATTTCAGTTTTACTATTACCATCAATAGTTAGGTTCTCGACTCTACAATGACTATCAGAAAGCCTGATAACATACATATCATTTTCACCAGCCTTTAATACAGTTGAATGACCAGCACCAATTATATTTATATGATTGTCAGTACCGTTTGCACTTTTAAATGGTATTAATAATCCATCTTTTTTGTAGATGGCATGACTAGAATCATCTGAACTGGCTGCTCCGTTAATTATATATTTACCTTCTGGAATATATACTGTACCACCTGTAACTTGGGCTGCTGTAATTGCAGCTTGTATAGCAGCACGATCATCTGTTGAGTCGTCCCCTTTAGCACCAAAGTCCTTAACGTTAATTAGATCTCCCAACTTACTATCTACACCTCTAGCTACTGCACCAGTTCTAGTTGATGTATAAGAAAGTTTACTTGCATCTATTGCAGCTGTTGACTTTACTTTTGCATTGGTAACTGCATTTGAGCTTAGTTTAGCTTCTGTTACTGAAGCATCACCTAAAGTTACTGACGTAGCACTTAAAGGTAAACGAGATTGTAAGACGCCATAAAATGTAGTACCAGTAGCTGGAGCAGAAGCAAAGGTGATTACACCTGTTGCAGTATTAATTGTGTAAGCTGTCTGTGGTTCTTGTATTACACCATTTAAACTAATTGTTAAGGATTCAGCACTCACAGGATTTACTCCTGATGAGTTAGCTGTCAAGTTAAAAGAAGTGAGAGATCCGTTAAACTGACTAGCAATACTATCAAGTTTTACTATATCTTTTAAACCAGCGGCGTAAGATCCTTGTGATGTCCATTTAACACCATCGAATGTATATTGCAGCCCATTTGCAGCGTTATGCGTAGCACCGCTTGAGGGAGCTGCGGGAAAATTTAATGTCATTTGTATAATTAATTATCAGGACTATTGTCTATGTTGTTCGCATAAACATTATCACTTACGGCACTTGACGGATTTATAAAAACTTTTGCGTCAACTACTACATTGGACGAAACTACTACATGGTCTGTGTGATCTAACCTTATAGCAGTACTAGCATTACTATGAGTTCCTGACGAAGCAGGGTCTTTCATGTCAATTACATTACTTGTAACTGTACCGTTGCTTATACCACATGTAGAATTACCAAAAATATATATTCCTTCTGCACCAGAAGCACTACTACTACAATTAACTATGTTACCTGTAACATTAACCCTTTTAATTGTTTCACCTGAGTCTGTTCCAGAACGTACGATAATACCTTGTACCTTATGATGTTTTATAGTGTTTCCTGTTATAGCAATATTATTTATTGCACCACCACTAGCATAAACACTAATACCTGTATCTGAAGTACCTTCAATAACGTTATTTGCAATAACAACTCCGTCAATAGTTCCTAACGCATTACTACTATTCATAACATTAACGCCAGCTTCATTAGAAGAAGCATCGCCATGATTAATTATTTGATTACCAGAAATAACGGCAGAACCAGTACCACCAGAAGCAGCAGCAAAATTATATATTGGTTGATAAAAAATAGCATGTCTTCTCATTCCAACTATTATGTTGTCATTGATTATGCAATTTATACCTTGAAATATAATTCCATCTAATTGCCCAGAATCAAAAGTACTTCCTTCTAAAGTATTACCCGAGAAGTTAACAAAATCGCCAGCGGTATGTGAATCTATACCAGCATCCCTACAACCAGTAACATGACAATTAGTTACATTAACAAATAAATTTATACCTTCGTTATCACCTATAGTTACGAAGTGCCTTAAATCTTGACCATAACAATTAACTATATTAACTCCGTAACAGCCATTATGAACACCAAAACCATAAGATGTTCCAGTTTTTGTAGCGTGTTTACAAGTGCTATTGCTAATTTTCACATTTACACAGGCATCTAAGATGACGCCTATACGATCAACGTCTTCAAATGTGCAATTTTCAATAGTAACGTTTTCACATTTTTTAAATTTAACGCCACAATGATTATTGTCTGTAGTTGTACCAGCTGGATTGGCTCCTTTAATAATGACGTTTTTAAATGTAATATCCTTCTTCATAGTTACAGGAACTACTTGTGCATTAGAAGCACTTAAGAATTTATAGAGAATATCATTATGAAGTGTTACTAATTTTGATGTGGTATTAACTTCTTTTATAAAAATGTATTGTCCTAATGTAAGGCTTTCACTAGAAGTAACTACTTGGTCATCTTCTAAAATATGCCAAGACTCAGGTGTTGTTAGACCCGCTGTGTTTGCAACAGTAAAGGTGTTATCACCAACATTAATATCAGCAGAAACAGCAGTAGCAGTTCCAACTGATCCCTCAAATAAAATATATCCTGTAGCACCAGTTGTAGTTACACCACTAAAATCAAAAGTTGCATTTTGTACAACAATATTTTGCGAGGTTGGTGCTAAGAAAGAATTACATTTATATGTTAAACCTCCACCATCAAGAACTTTACCTGTGGCTGCATTTAAGGCTGCTAATAATGCTGTTGCATCATCTGTAGTGCCATCACCGACTGCGCCAAAATCCTTAAAACGTATAACTTCGTCTAACTTACTATCTATAGTTCTGACTGTTGCACCCGTGCCAGATGGGGTGAAATGTATTTTTGTTAATGTCATAATTAGTAACTCGATTTATAAATAAACGCCAACGCTATAATTCCAGCAGCATCACCGCTATCAGCATATGTGTAAACACTAGTAGCATCAGTTAAAGTAACACTTGTAGCTCCTGTAAAAGTTGCACCAGTAATATTACCTTTATTACCAAGCCCTGTACTAACAAAAGCATCTAACCCTAAAACAGCTTGATCTATGTCGTGAGGAAAAGGTAAGCCAGCTATAGTAACTCCTGACGTGTCTGAAGTATCTAAACTGTTCATTTCAATATTTATCCAAACATGAACTAACTGGCCAATTTTTATATAGTTACCTGTTTGAGAAACATAAGTTGGAGCAGAGACATTTCCTAAAGTAGGTGTAAATGTGCCTGTAGAATAACTTGAATCTAATTTATTACCAGCAAAAGTAAGATTAGTCGGTACATATAAAGCACCAGCAGTTAAGGTATTACTATCAATATGTAGATTTGTTTGAGTAGTATTACTAAATCTAATACATTCAGTTGTGGAGTATGTATTTTTAAATGTGTTATTTCTAATAGATAAATTAGTTGTAGGAATTTCCATTGCAATTCCACCTCTAGCTGCTCTATTTGTTGAATCAAATCCCCAAGCAACAAAAGTATTATTATTAATAGTTATTCCAGTAGCTGTAGCAGCAGCTTCACTATCTTCGTTTAAAAATGCAACTGTATGTCTACCAGCATAAGCAAAATAATTATTGCTTATAGTTAAGTCTTCTATAGTATGACAACTTCTAAAATAAACCTGATAAAGAGGTGTTCTATCTGCTGCAACTCCTTCAGTTGATCCTCCTTCAGTATTAATACCACCACTAAAATGGTTATTAATAATATGATCTCTAATACTTTTTGAATCTCTATAATATTGAACAGCAGCACCAGCAGCAGAAAACATAACTACGTTTCCTGTAATAACAGTATCCCTAGTTTCAGCACCACCACCGTCAGTATTATCTCCAACAGCAAATAAAGTTTGACCAATATCTAAATGATTACCAGTAATTAAAGCACCTACTAAAGGTAATGAACCTATATGTTGAACACAAGTTACTACACCATGAAAAAAATTATCTTTTATTTGTGTTCCTCTATTTGCATAATCATCATCTATTGCAATACCACCTTGACTAGAAGATACACTAGATGGCCAATCTAAAAGAATACCAGTATCACTTGTAAATATAATGCAATCATTAACTCCTATTCCACGACCAATATGGTAAATTCCATATTTCCAATTACCTAACATACAGTGGGCATAGTTTCCATCTGCATCATCTTTTTGACCAGTAACAGTAACTTCAACTTTTATACCGATTGCGTTATTAGTATAATCAGTGTTATTTAAATATAAACCTTCAAATTTTACACCCGAAGCCTGTACTAAAAACATTGGTTTTGCTGATGCAAGATCACTACCATTAGATAATGTTCCAATAATTTCAGCATTAGGTTTTAATGCTACTGAAGGAGTAACACCATTACCATTTAATGTATAAAGTATTTGTCCAACATGAGTATTTGGAATTGTTATTGTGTCTGTTACCTTGTATCTACCTGTTGGAAACCCTACGCTTTTATTTGTATTAATTGCTGCTTGAATTGCAGCAGTATCATCAGCTACACCATCTCCTACTGCACCAAAATCTTTTACAGAGACAAATTCTTTAAGTCTGTCGTCTACAGTTCTGGCCACAGCTCCTGTGCCTGTCTGAGTAAATGATAATTTAGTTGAGTTTATAGCAGCGTTACTTACTACCTGTGTATCAGATATACTTGTTATCTGTGGAGCACTAGTTGCTTCATAAGGAGGATTAGCTTCTACCCATTGACTTGAATCAACATCTTCGTAGTAAACATATGTTCTACCAGATACCGAGTCATACCATCTATCTCCACTTGCAGGGTTATTTGGATCTGTATCACTAACTATTGTGTCAGCTGCTGCATACCTTTCTTGTAATGCAAATAAAGTTTGATCTTGGTTAGCATTTAAATCTACAGCTCTAACGGATGATCCAGCAGCATAGACTGCTCGAGCTTTATCTATTTTTGTTGATCGGCTAATTTTTACATTTCCTGTTCCGCTTGATGGAGCAGTTACGAATGTAAGGTTTGATCCAGATATAGAATAATGGGTGGTTTCTGTTTGTATTGCGTTGTTTACGAATACTCGTAAATCAGACGTAGCTAAGTATTCGATTGTAAACGGGAAAACAGTTTGTGAGCCTGTCCCGCTGAATTTTTCTTCAGTTGTTTTTGTTGACGCCATTATTTATATATGTTAAGTATATCGTTAGATTGTACTTTTTTTAAGTACTTCTGACGTTTTGCTTCTTTTTGTTCAGCTATAACTTCAGCAACCTCTGGCATTTCCATAATAGATGCCCAAGCTTTACGTCTAGCTTCTTGGAATAGTTGATCTATTTTACCATTATGCCAGTAGTTACGAGCATCATACTGTCCACGTTTACCATCACGTATATCTTTACGCATAAGTTGTAAGGATGCGATAGCTTTTGGATCTTTGGCTAGTTTGTTTAGTTCAAACTCTAGGTTCTGATCTCCAATGGCTTTTTGAAATAAAGATCTAATACGTGGTGTGTCGGTAAGGCTAGTACTATCTGGTGCGTAGTATGTAGAAAGACGTAAGTCGTATCCACTATCAAAAAGAAATTGTCTACCGGGGCTTTGATCTAATGTCAAAGTAACCGGACTAAAAGTATTAAAGGCTCTTGTTAAGAAGTCCCATTGCTTAATAGGCTGCCCATTTAATATATCATATTTAATAGGTAACGGTTGAGGTGCAACCGTTTCTG